TGCTGATTCTTTAAATGTTCTAAAAAAACAAATACAAGCAATTACAGCAAATGTAAGTGCTGCATTTATACCTGTTTTAGAAGATGTAGCAACAAATCTTGAAACTATACTTTCTGAAATGAAAGGTGGTGATAAGACATTTGAAAACTTTGGTAAGAGTTTAGCTATCAGTATTCTTGAATTTATGAAATCTACATTTATAGGTTTTATGAATTTTATTGATGGTATAGAAAAAAGAATTATTGAATTTTCACAAACAAAAATTGGAAAACAATTATTTGGTGATATGTTTGATGGAAATCAAAAACTGCAAGCAGAATTTGATACCACATTAGATTACTATAATGACTTGTTAGAAGCTCTAAAATCACCTGAGAAGTTTTATTTAGATGTATTTGCAGGAAAAGCCTTTAAAAATGCAGAAGAAATAAATGCAGAAATACAAAGAGTTGCAGTAACTTTATCAGGTTTATCAAAACAATTGTCAGCAGACAGTCCTGAAAATAATCCAATAGTAAAAGCATTTGATGCAGCTATAGCAAAAGTTCAAGATTTTAAATTAGAACTTAAACAACCACCTGAAGACAATGTAACTAATAAAATGTCTGAAAAAGTTGCTGCATTCAAAGATACGTTAGGTGCAACAGATGATGCAATATCTAATTTAGCTATAAATACAACTAAAAAGTTTGAAGATACTTTGGTCGAAGGATTAAAGAATGGAAAACTTGCTTTTAAAGATTTTGCAGATTATGCAATTGAACAAATTATAAGAATAGCCTTACAAGAAGCAATATTAAAACCCTTTACAGGTGGAGTAGAGTCATTCTTTCAAGGAATATTTGGCAAAAAAGCTCTTGGTGGCTCAGTAAATGCAGGCAAACCATATATGGTTGGTGAATCAGGAAGAGAATTATTTATACCTAATCAATCAGGTCATATAGTTAGCAATCAAGATTTAAAACAAATGGGAACAGCTCAAGCAGCACCAACAGTCAACTTTAATATTTCAACAGTAGATGCTGCTGGATTTGACCAGTTACTAGCATCAAGAAAAGGATTGATAACATCAATCATAAACAATGCCATGAATAATCAAGGCAAAATGGGAGTAGTGTAATGGCTGATGTACCTGATTTCACAACTAACCCAAATTTTAGAAGTTTAAATTTTAGAGATAATAGACCTACTTTATTGAATCAGTCCTTATCAGGAAGAAGGCAAGTCAGGCAAATAGGTAGTCAATATTTTTCTTTTACAGTGCAAATGCCACCCTTACAACAAGATAAGGCTCAAGAAATATTTGCATTTTTACAAAAACAAAAAGGATCATCAGGAGACTTTACTATAGGTGCGCCACTAGATAATTTAGGTGCTGGTAAAGCGGAAACAGATATTCAAGTAGTAGGTTCTCAAGCAGTAGGAGATTCGCAAATTGAATTAGATGGCTTTTCAGCAAGTCAAACAGGTGCATTAAAAGCAGGTGACTTAGTAAGGTTTAGCGGTCATAGCAAAGTTTATATGGTCAGATCAACTATTGATTCAAATGCTGATGGATCATTGGATCTTTTAATATCACCTAATCTTGTAACATCTCTAGCAGATAATGAAGCAGTAGTTGTAAACAAACCCAAATTTAAAGTCTATCTTGAAAATAACGAAATTATGTATTCAACAGATGCTAGTGGTTTTTATAGTATTTCATTTGATGTTAGAGAGGTTATAACCTAATGCCTAGAAGTTTATCTACTGCTTTACAAACTCAAGTATCATCAGAAACAACTAAGACAGCTTTTTTAGTTGAGCTTAATTTATCGTCAACGATTAGATTAACTGATTGGTATTCTGATGTAACTTATGATTCTAATACTTACCAAGCTGGCGGTTCTTTTTTAACTGTTGGATCAACAGCAGAGACAGGTCAATTACAAGTAGATGAAATTGATTTGGGTTTTTCTAATATTACAGATCAAGTTAGGTCGTTAGTTCAAGATGGTGCATTTACTGATAAAACAGTAGACATATATATAGCTTATTTTGATACAAATGAAACCATAGTTGGTGCTATAAATTATTTTACAGGTCAAATAAGAAATGTATCTATAGCAGAAAGTATAAGCGATTCAGCTATCTCTATGACTGTTGCATCGCATTGGGCAAACTGGAATCTAACTAAAGGAAGGCATTTTTCAGACGAATCTCAACAAGCATTTAGTACAGGTGATAGAGGTTTTGAATTTGCTACACAAGTTAAATCAGATGTTAGGTGGGGTTCATAATGGCACTTGATAAAATAGTACACTGTTTTAAGTGGGCAAAAGGTGTTTACGAAGGTAGTAAAGCACTGCAAGCAATTTATACAGGTTTTCAAGTAATTACTGCTGTAGTAGGTGTTAAAGGTTTTTTACAGGCTAGACAAATGCTTGCTAAAGGGCAAGACATTATGGCTAACAAAGTTGCTGCTGGTGGTAAATTACCAATCATTTATGGAACAAGAAGGGTTGGTGCTCAGATTGTTTATATGGATACAGCCAACAATTCTTCACAAAACTTGTTTGTTGTTTATGCATTAAGTGTTGGTGAAGTTGATGAAATTCTTTTAAGAACATTAGAAATAGATGGCAATCCTTTAACTGATCCTAATCAATTTAGAAATGGTGGTTATTTAGGCTCAGATAAAATTAGTTCAGGTGCAGGATCATTATGTACAGCAAACCAAACTTCAGGTTCAGTAAATTTAGCTGGTGGTACTTTTGGTACAAACCCAGCAGCAGGTGGTTATAGATATGTATTTAATGCACATCATGGTGCAGCATCACAATCAGCAGATCCTATGCTTAGAGCATCTATTGGAAGTAGCTGGACTACATCACATCAATTAAATGGAGTAGCTTATATAGCTGCATCATTTATTTATGATTCTAAAGGACAATTTTCAGGTGTTCCACAAATTACAGTTCAGGTTAGAGGTAAGAAGGTATATGACCAAAGAAAAGATAGTACAAATGGTGGAAGTGGTAGTCAGAGAATAGCAGATGTTTCTACTTATGAATATTCAGATAACCCAGCAATTATATTCCAAGATTTTATTCTGAATGATGAATTTGGTAAGGGTTTAACATCATCGCAACTTAATTTATCAACATTTACTACTGCTGCTAATAAAGCAGATGCTCTAGTTAATCAACCTTATTACAATGGTGTAGCTAAAACTTTTGTTTGGAGTGGTACATCAGGTGATAACTTTATTGTGGTTGATCCTTCAGGTTCAGGTGGATTACGATGGTGGCAAAACAAAGTAGGTGAAGCATTTTATCTAACCACCTCTGACAGCACCTTAGTTTTAGATGGAGTTCAAATTACTGCTGTTGAAAGGACACATTATCCTAATCAGGGTGTTAGATTATTAATTTATTTTAATGATACTTTAACTAGCACATATTCTAATCAAACAGATGGTTCTGCTTTAGCAAAAGTTAGAAGATTTCATTGTAATGGTTATGTTGATGGTAATAAGACTGTCATGGAAAATGCAAAAGAATTACTGGCAAATATGCGAGGTATATTTCTTTATATTGATGGTAAATATGAATTATCAATAGAAGATACAGGATCATCTACATTTAGCATTACAGATGACCATATTATTGAAGATCAAGGCATATCAGTTGATTATGGTAATAAAGATAAAAAAGCAAACAAAGTTATCATTGAATATTTTAATGCAAATAAAAAATACGAATTAGATACAGCAACAGTTTTACACAATGCATCTCCTGAATATTATTCAGATGATGGTGAAATACTAGAAATTAAAGCTGAGTTTCCTTATGTAACTGATCCTTATATTGCTTACAACATGGGTAAGGCAATTCTTACTAGAAGCAGAAACCAAACAACTATGCAGTTCTTGGGTACTCCTGAGATGTATAAACTTAATGTTGGAGATATTGTTACTCTCACTTATACACCATTAGGATTTTCAGGAAAAGTTTGTAGGGTTGAAGCACTAGAATTGCAGTCTAATGGTTTGGTTGCAGTTAGCTTAATAGAATACTTTGATGTTTATACATGGGAAGTTCCACCGCAAGAAGATTTTGAAGAATTATCTGATATACCTTCTGCATATAATGTAAAGAAACCAACAAACATTACATTCACTGATACTGATGCTAGTGCAACTAATAGACCTTTTTTAAGTTGGGATTTACCAACTGATTATCCTTATCATCAGTGGAGAGTTAATGTTGTAGATAGTTCTAGTAATCAAGTATTAAATAAAATAGTAGATATAAATAATGTTGATCTAAGTTTTATACCAAAAGCTAATGGTTATGTTGCAAGCATTACAGCTCTTAATTCTTTAGGTGTTGAATCAGATGCAGAAACAAAAACTTTTAATGTTGGAGATGCACCAACAGCTACAGATGATTTACAAGATGGTTCTGTAACTAATGTAAAGATAGACACATTAAGTGCTGCAAAAATAAATACTGGTGAACTTAATCTTGGTCAAGAATCAGGTATGGCTGTTAGGCAAACTAAAACTGGTTACACATCAACAGCTACAGGTTTTTGGTTAGGTAATGATGGTGGTACGCCTAAATTTAATATTGGTACAAGCACTAATTATTTAAAGTTTGATGGTAGTGATTTAGATATAGCAGGTGAGATAAGTGCAATAACAGGTTCTATCGGTGGTTTTACAATTGGTGAAACTTCTTTAACAGCAGGCAATGAAGCATCTAGAATATCCTTATCTACAGTAGATGGTATACATTTAGGAGATAATACTTTTGCGGATGCACCTTTTAAAGTTAATCTTGCAGGCGATGTTACTGCAACAAGTGCCACGATAACAGGAACGCTTACTTTAACAAACATAGATGGCACTACTGTAACTTATACTGGCGGAGATCTTACTGTTGGAACAATTGGTGCTGGCAATCTTGGTGATAGTGCAATATTTCCATCAACTTTAAGGTACGAAAGAGCTAACTCAACAACAGCACCTACAGATTCAGAATTTAATACAGCTTTTGGCAGAGATCCTAAAGAAAATGATATTGTTGTTGTTGTTAGAACTGATACTAATGCTCAAGTTGCTTATAAACATAATGGCACTGCTTTTGCGGTAATTACAAATTACATAGATGGTGAATTAATTGTTGATGGCACTATTACAGCAGACCAAATAAAAGCAAACACTTTAACCTCAGCATCAGGTGTGTTTGGTTCTATAAGTGCTGGTGACATTGATACAGGTACTTTAAACGCTGCTGATGTAACTATAAGTGGTGGGGATGTAACTATTAATAGTTCAGGAATTACCATTAATGGTTCTTCATCATCTATAAATTTAGGTTCAGGTGCATTTACTGTATCTTCTTCAGGTGTTATATCAGCTACTTCAGGTGTAGTTGGTGGTTATACTTTAGGTCAAACTTCTTTAACTGCTGGAACAGGTACATCAAAGAT